CTTTACATAAAGATCCAAATAAATTAATGGAAAATGATGAAATATGGAAAAAAATTTGTACACATCTTAATTGGGAGTTTATTAATTCTTTTAAGTAAAAAATTTATAATAAAATATCTAAATATATTGTATAATGAATCATTTATTATACAACATATCAGTTTTAATGATTTTTATTGGCTTAATAAGTTTAACTTATTATTTGGCAAAAGCATATAATAAAAATGAATGTCCAAAACAAGAAATTATTGAAAAAGAACCCACTATTGATGAAACTTATAATATGCGACCAACTCAAATATTTGATTCAATGTTCACTAAACCAAGTATATTACAAGGATATGAATCAGTACCAGTTATAAAAACAAGACAATAAAATTTTATTCTTATTTAAAAAAAAAATATATTATATTTATAATGAGTGAATTAGAAATATTTATAAAAAAATATAATAATTTTATAAATTACACAATTAACGAATATGATAACATTAAATTAATTAAATTAGTGCTTAATAATGGTAATAACAAACCATTAATTTTAATTCCTGGATATAGTTTTTCTAGTTTTTCAACAATGTTTTTAACAATTAATAATAATTTTGAAATTATAAAAAATAAATACAATATATTATATTTTATTTTTTTTGATGATAAAATAAAAAAAGAATCTACTAAAATTATAGAAGGAATTAGTGATATTAAAGAACAATATAAAATAAATGAAAAATTTCGTGTTAATTTAGCAAATGAAATTAATATAATTATAAAAAAAAATAAAATTAATAATTTTACTTTATTAGGTAAATCTGCTGGTGGAGGCATAGCAGTTTATATTGCAAAAAAAAATAAACAAGTTACAAATTTATTTTTAATTTGTCCAGGTATGTTAAAATCAAATAGTAAATTAAATAATAAAATTAAAATAATTTTATCATGGAATATTGATGATGATAAAATTCCCTATGTAAAATCATTAGAATTTATTAAAAATTTTATAAAAAATAAAAATAATTTTATATTTTTATCTTTTCAATCAGGTGGTCATGAATTAAATGAAAAGTTTTTTCAATCATTATAATCTTGTAAATATATGAATTAAATTAAAATTTTTTTCAATGATTAGAGTAATTTTACATGTGTAAAATGAAATAATTGATTTAAAGATAATTTAATATATTTATTTAATGTTAAAAAAAGATTATTTATCTGAAGATAAAATTAACCCAATTGATCAAATCTGGGCATGTGTATCATTTTTTAGTAAACATTTTGTAAAACAATCTGTTGATAATTTAAATGATTATATTGATGAAATTAAAAAAGGCGAAAAAGAAGAATATTCAACAGAAGATGATGTATTAGCATTTAAATTTAGAGGTGCCTTTAAAACATTTGAAGAAGCATCTAAACATGCCGAAGAATTAAGAGATTTAGATTCTGCACATCATGTATATGTAATGGAATGTGGAAAATGGTGTGCATTTAAAATCAAGGATGATAATAAATACATTGAACAAACAGAACATGCAAATGCAGAATTAAATGATATGATGAAAAAGTATGAAGAAAATCAAAAAAAATCACAACTATATCATGAGTTTAGAAAAAATTTATTAATTAAACAAAGTTTAGAAGAAAACTTGGAAAATAGAATGAAAAATATTAATGATACAAACACAGAACTAGAAAATATAACAGATAAAATAGAACGTAAAAAATTAAAAGATAAAAAATCATCATTAGAAGACCAAATACAAAAATTAGAAGAAAGGAAAAAAGAAATAGAAGAACAATCTAAAGAATTAGAAGTAAAATTAAAATTAGGACAACCTGATTTTGGATTGAATTAATAAATTTAATTAAATTTAATAAAATTAATTAAATTTTTGAACAAAATTATTTAACTTTTTCAACAACTAATTTTATTGAATTTTTTTTTTTACCAAATGAACTTAATGGATCAAAAACTGCTAATCTTTTGTTCCATTCTTCATCAAACGAATTTTTATGAAATTTATGATATTTATTAGACCCAATGGTAAATTTTGGTACAGGTTTTGCTTTATACCAAAAAACTTTATCAGTAATATTTGTTGAATGAATACGGTTATTTATTACCATACAACCATAATTAGCAGTAATTTCAGAAAATACTTGTTGAAAAATATCAAATGTTGGAAACATTCCTGCATAATGGTCATATAATCTTTTTCTATTTGATGTAATATCTTCTGCTAATAAAAAAATATAATCAAAATTAGATCGTAATTCTGGTGGAATACCTAATGAAAATTGCATTGTTAAAATAAATGATAAATGATGATGTCTTCCATTAAAAAATAATTCTAATATATTAGGATCTTTTAACCATGTACCTTTACTTGACATACAATCATCCATAATAATCATAATACGGTCATCTTTTTCTGGTTTTCCTTTATCTTTTCTAATTTTATTTTCTTCATTCATAATACTTTGTCTATCATAAACTTTAGATAAAATATCTGAATCATATTCAGAATATATATATGATTCTGGTATAAAATCAGAATAAAATTTATTTAATTTTTCAGTTCTACTAATTGCAATTGCTGCTGGTATAGTTTTTTTATGGTACATAATTTCTCTTGTTAAATATGATTTTCCAGATGCTCTTTTTGCAATCATTGCAATTGTTGTATGTTCTTGCATATCTTTAATTTCAAATTTTTTAATGGCTAAATGGTAAGCACCAAAGTTAATATTTTTTGTAGTCATTATATAGTATTAGATATTTTTACAAATTTAAAAATCAGGCGGATCAACAAAAATATCGTCTAATGGATTTGACAAATTTACAAATTCATCACGTGTATTTAAAACAGGTTCTTTAACAATCATAATAGACTGTATAAATTTAGTACAATCATTTAAATTTAATTCTTTTATTAAAACAACAAAAAGTGCTGAAACAAGAGGAATTTTAATTTTATCATATAATGATATTCGTTTATCTGTTTTTAAAAATTTTTTATCATCATTATGCTGTAACCACATAATTAAAAAAAAAACTACAAGAAAAATTATAATATTTTTTATATCCATTAAAATAAATAAGAAATAATTATTTTCTAAATGTTTATATATAATGAATAATAATTTAATAGATATAAATTTAGATAAAAAAAAGAAATTAATAAAATATTTATTATTTGGACTAATTATTGGTATAAGCGTTAGATATATTCCAACTAATAAAATAAATAATAATGAAATATTAATGATATGTGCTATATCATCAATTACTTTTGGAATAATAGATATGTCGGCACCATCAATAGTTGTACAATAAAAATTTACAAATTTAAATAATTAGCAAAAAATTTTTCTTTGTTTTTATTATCATTATTTTTTTGTACAGATATATTTTTTTCATTATTATTAGAAAAAACTTCTTGGAATTTATCATTTTTATTATTATAAATGGATGTTTCAGATTCATTTAAATTATTAATAATTTTTTTTATTTTTTCACTATTTTGATTACCTTTATTGTTTTTTAAATCATTAAGTGCCTCATTATCTTTTATATCAATTTAATCATTTATTGAAGTTTCTTCTACTGTATTTGATGTATCTTCTGATGTTTTTTCTGATATTTTTTCTAATGTTTTTTCTGATGTAACTAAATCAGTTAATTTAATGTCTTTATTGTTAATAATTTCTAAAATTTTAGATCCAACAGTATTTGTTTCATCATTATTTGCTTTATTTTTTATTGATGAGTGAGTATTATTTATTTCTGAATTTATTTCTGAATTTTTTTCTGAATTTATTTCTGAATTTATTTTAAGTTGTTTAAAACCCCCCGTCATATTTTGTGTATTATTTTGATATAAATCTTTTTGAATTAATTTATTTAAATTTCTACTTTCAACTTCTGAAATACTTTTTTCAAAATTATTATCATCTATTTCTAATTCCATATCTTCACCTAAATATATTTTAAGCATATGTTTAACTGGTAATAATTTACGAATAGTTTCTTTAATACAATCTTTAATAAGTATAATTGAATCTCTTTGATTACGTTTTAAATCAATTGGTAAATATTGATGATAAAATAAATATGGGTTATTCCATAATTCTCTAGCACATTCAATATAAATTTTATGTATAAAATCTTCAATATTTATGTTTTGATATAATGATGGATCAATTCTAATTTGTTGTTTAACTGTTGGATTATATGTTAATACAATAATATTTGCCTTTAATGTGGCTTTAATTAAATCTTCCAACCATGAATAACTTTTTGAATTATTCATAATACGTTGTGTTTCAGTATGAATTATATCAGTATTCCATTTTGGAATTCTTTGCATAAATATTTGAAAATTTTTTAATATATTATCACAAGTTGAAATTTCAACAACTTCATGATAAATAGATTGTAATCCTTCATAAATTAATGGAGTTAATACATTGATCAATTGAATTGTATATTCTTGTTTTGTTTCTACAAGAAAATTTAACATTATTATTTAATTAGATATTTTTTTTTATTTAATTAAATAATAAAACTGATAACACTTAAACTAACACTTAATTTTAATTCCCATGATTTGATAAATATTCATAATCTTCTTTATTTACACATACGCACCCGCCACCATCAGGTCCACCATTACAACTTAAATTTGTTCCAATATAATCTTTAAATAATTTTGAATCATTTTCTGGATCAGTTGTATTAAAAGATACAGGCCATTGTGTATATTTACAACAATGACGTGAACATATATTTTTATCTATTTTTCTTAAATTACTAAAATTGTCATTTTGTTCTTTTGAATTTTGATTGTCTAAATATGGCATAACAATAAAAAAGAAAAAAATACCTACACATAATAAAACAATAAATTTATTTTTATCAGATAATTTGTTCATATAATAAATATTAGATATTTTTTTCCTAATCAATAATAATGGATATTTTAAAAAAAATGAATGATTATAATAATAGAAAAATGATTGAAATTAATAAAAAATTAAATATAAAAAAAAATTATATTATAAATTTTGACAAGGAAAACAAACAAAATATTATTATATTAGAAGAAATGAAAAAAATATTAGTTGGGACACATATATTTTTAGGAATATATCAACCAGAAAATCAATTATGGATTTGGGCAAGTTCAATACCTGGTATTAATCAAAAAAATATTAAGTTAATAAATGAAATTAAAAATAAAAATTATTTATTTGAAAATGATGATGATCATGATGTATTATTTATTTATCAATTATTAACTAATGACATTATTCAATTACCTGATATTAGAAAATTTGATTTAATAAATAAAACATTAAATTTTTTATCTAATTCAATAATGTTATTTAATCCACTAAATAAAACAGGTAATACTCAGTTTATAGGACTTCAAAGTATAATAGAAGAATATATTTAATTTTCTAATGATAATATTTTTATTAGTTTTGTTAAATTTTTTTTATCTTTGGAACTTAATAATTCAAATTCACTTGTTTTATCAATTTTTAAACACAATTCTATTTCTTTTACAGATAAATCTTTTGTATAATATAATAGTATTTTTATTAATTCATTCTCTTTATTATTTATTAATAAGTAATTACAAATTTTATTTAATAATAATATATCATAAATTGATTTATTTGGTATAATTTTAAGTAAATTAGTAATATTTTTTCGATTAATATTTTTAAGAGAAGTTTTATTTAAATCAGATGAAAACTTAATATTTTTATTATTAATTAAATATTCTTTATTATTTTTATTAATCCAATAAGATGTATTAATACATGTATAAAACCCGTGAATATTTTGTAAATACCAATTTTGATCAGTATAAATACTTGTTTCTATATTATCACCTCGTGATATTGAATCAGATACTTTAACTAAATCATAAATTGTATCAGACCAAAGATCTGTACTTTTATATAAAACTTTTTTTATATAATTTTCATGTATCATTAAAGGCAACAGTACTTTTTCAAATTCATACAATTTTATTATTGTATCATAATCTAAATAATTATTAAGAATTTTATTAGTTGCATCAAATAATCCAGTATCAATATTTTTTTCTCTTGATTTTTCTATAAATACTTCAATTGCTTTTTCATCAATATATTTATAATGAAAAGATATTTCTTGTAATAAATTAATTAATCTTCTAATATCAAATTGTGAAAATGTAATTAATTCATTCATAACATTTATATTTTTAATTTTAATATTTTCATTAAAACATATTTTATTTATTAGTTGATAAAGTTCATTTAAAGTTGGACATTCAAATTTAACTTCATCGCAATTTTTTTTTAAATCATTTAATAATTTTGAGTGTTGATTATTTGAAATAAAAATAAGTGGAAATGCTTTTAATTTGTTGTTTTCTTTAAAAATATCCATAATATATTTTTTTTCACTTGTTAATGTAATATTTTCGGTTTCTTCAAAAATTAAAACTAAATTTTTATTCTTATTATCAGTAAAATTTATTTTAGAATAAATAGAATTTTTATGATTATAATAATCATTAAAATCATCAAAAATACGATGATCTTTTATTTCATTAGGATATATTATTCTAGATAAATAATTAAGTTCATCTAATAATAATTTAATAGTTAAACTTTTTCCTATTCCATGAACACCTGACACTATAATAGCACGGGATTTATAATTATTTATATTGATAAGCCAATTTTTTATTTTAGTAATTTGTTCTTTATTACCAATTATATCATTTAATGTTTTAGATCTATATTTATTTATCCATATATTTTCCATTTATATTGTGTAATTGAATATAAACTTTTAAATAATATTTATGATAAAATAGTTTAAAATTATTCAAAATAATATAAAATATTTAATAAATAATTTAAAAAAATGAAAAAAAAATTTCTAAATTAAATTATATATAAAGTATGGATAATGAAAATGATAATTTTAAAAATAATCAAAGAAAAGAATCCGGAAAAAAAGATTTATCATCTGTAGATGAAGAAGTACAAAAATTATTTAAGCGTAGCGGTGGTAAAATTAATCAACAAGATTTTCAAAACTTAAGAAATAAATATGGAAATGAGGAATTTGTTGAAAAAATTCAGCGTGTATTTGTTGAAAAACATACTGAAATAACTAAAAGAGCCAAAAAATTTGCACAATTAATCAGAGAAAAGTACTCAAATAGTCAATATCCTTTTCATATTCTTATTGAAAAAGCATATAAATACAAGGTTAAACATGGTATTACTGATGAAGAATTTAGTGAGTT